GTGTCTGTGGCGCTCGATGCCATCCAGACCGGCGAGCCCGGCGCGGGCTATGTGCTGTTTCGAGCGACCGTCGACGGCGTCGTCCGTGAGTGGGACGAGTCGTTCAGGGTCGTCAGGCGCATCACATCCATCGCGCTGACGCCGACAGAGCTGACGCAGTCCTATCCCGTCGTGCGTCAGATTGCGTCTTCGTCGGACCTCACGCTCGAGGAGGCCATTCAAGCTAGCTGGCGGATGGTCATGGTGCCCGCGCTTGCCGCAAGGGGCATCCTCGATGAGGACGTGCTCACCGACGACGTGCTCGTTCCGATGCACGCATCGGCGACGGTGCTGCATCTCGCGAGGCAGTGGCCAGCGGCTCCCGCTGAGTTCGTCGATCGTCTCTCGACGTCGTACGAGCAAACCAAACAGACGACGTGGGACCGGATCGACCTCATCACGCGCTCGCAAGAAGATGAGACGCCCGACGTTCCGACGCCGGGGAGCCAGACGCAGCGCTACATGAGGCTTTCGCGGTGACGTGGCGTGACGCTCGCCGAGCTCTCGTGTCGATCCCCTCGACGGTGACGCCGTCGGTAGTCGGGCGAGGCTTGCCCAACCGGTACACCCACGACGTCACAGGACATGACGAGACGGTGGGCACGCAGTCTCGCCGATGGTGGGGCCGCGTGCTCTCCGGCGCGGCTGAGGGGCCATACCAGACGCAGCAGACGCGGCACCGGCTGACTTGGGAGGTTGTCGTCGAATACGTCGACAGCCTCGGGGACACCGCGTCGATTGATGAGGCTATCCCCACCGACGCGGCGCAGCTCGCGACCGCTTTCGCGAGTGGCGCAAATTGGGATCGGGCGTCGTCGGGCATCGTGGCGGTGACGCCAGCGGGCACCGACGTGGCGCCCTACACTGTGGAACAGGTGAGCGGAGCTCGCCGACTGCGGATGACTCTTGAAGTGAGGTACAGCACATGACCGACGTCGCACGCCTGAGCACGCTTCGCTACGCGCTGCACACCAACAACGCCACTTTCAGCGGCACGCCTGGCACGCTGTTCCCGCTTCGTCTCACCGACGACGGCGCGAGCTTTCTGCCACGCAATCGCACGCCGATCCCGCGCCAGCTGCGCTCGCTTTCGGGCCGGCGCTACTCGCATATCCGCGGCGTCCAAGACCTCGCTGACATCACCGTGGCGACGGAGATGCGCGGGGTGAACGCCAACACGGGAGCGGCCGTCACCGACTGGGAGGCGAAGATGGAGCAAGGCTACTTGCTCGCCTCGCTCTTCGGCGCGGTTGCTCCGGCGACGACGGGCGTTGCGCCGACGGTTGCCTCAAGCGGTCACACGCCGTCGACGGGCGTGCTTGCGGTCGTCGGCACGACGACGGCCAACGGCCAAGTGATCGGATTCGCCACGTCGGATGGGTTCGAGGTGGCGCGCATTGCCTCGGGCGGCGGCACGACGACGTTGACGCTCGACCATCCCTACACCGGCACGCCGACGACGAGCGCCACCGTGTTTCGTGCAGCGGTCTACAGCGTGAATGACGCCGTCACACAGCACGTGCACGCGTTCTTCGCCGCCGAGGGCGAGGATTGGCGCCGCGATTACTTCGGTTGCGCGCCGATGTCGATGTCGCTCGCGCTGCCCAACGCTGGCCTTGTGACGATGTCGTCGGTCTTCTCGCCGACGTCGTTCGCCGATGTGGCCGAAATCAACCCGGCGCACGCTGAGCCTGTTGCAGGGAGCCCGATCGTCGTCGACGCAGCTCGAGTCTGGTTCGCTGGATTGAACGTCATCGCTCGCGACCTGACGCTCAGCTACAGCGCCGCCACGCAGGCGCGCACGGCCTCGACGCGGACCAACGGCAAGCTCGGCGGCGTTTCCTCGACCGGCGATGGGAAGACATTCACCATCGAATTCTCGGTCTACGTCGGCGACGGCACGCTCGCTGGCGAGCTGCAGGACGGTTCCACTGTTACTCCGACGTTGCTGAACGACCTGCTAGGCGACAGCAGCGCAAGCGGCGCAGTCTCGGCAACGCGCAAGCTCTCGCTTCAAGTCGGCTCTGCCGTCGGCGCTTGTGCGTATGCGTACATGCCAGAGGCCGACTGCGTTGTGACGACGCAGCACACCGACGGGCTCACCGTCGCTCGCGTCGCCGCGACTGGCACCGGCGCTCTCCCTGCTGTCCTTGCTGTTCTCTGAGGTGACCCATGGCCGTTCGCATCGCTAACACCGTCCGCAACACTCGAGTCGACGCAATCCGCGCGGCGATCGACGCTGGCGCGGGTGCGGGTCTTCTGCGTATCTACTCGGGCACCAAGCCGGCGAAGGGCGGCACGCCAGCGGGCACCCTGCTCGCTGAGCTCACGTGCGCCGACCCCTGCGGCTCGTCGTCGGGTGGCGTGCTGACGTTCACGACGCCGTTCAGCGACACATCGGCGAACGCCACGGGCACGGCGGCGTTTTTCTATCTCGTCGATTCGACGGGCACCTTCGTCTGCGACGGCGACTGTGGCACCTCGGGCAGCGACCTCAACCTGACGACGCTGTCGATCGTCTCGGGACAGCCAGTGCAGGTCACGTCACTCACAATCACCGACGGGAACAACTGATGCCTGACAATGTCGGCTACACACCGGGATCGGGCGCCACGATTGCCGCCGACGACGTCGGTGGCGCGCTGTACCAGCGCGTCAAGCTCGCGACGGGCGCCGATGGGGTCATCGAGGGCGACGTCTCGCCCGCGAATCCTATGCCGATTCAGGAAGTCAGCGGGGCCATGTCGTGGCTCCGCCGAATCTTCGATCGGCTCTCGTCGCCGCCTGCCTACGACAGCTCACTCGATCGCTCGCGCGGTACGGTCGTTCTCGAGAGCGGCACCGTGACGACAGTGAGCACTGTGACAACAGTGAGCACCGTGACGGCGGTTGGCGGTCTCACCAATATCGACGGTCGCAACGGCGCGATGCTGATCGACCAGACCAATTTGTCATCATGGTACGACACCACTCGACGCCTGATTACCTGAGGTAACGACATGGCCAATACGTTCAAGAAAGTGATCGATCGCATGATGTGGGCGCAGATTGCACCCGCACCAAACGCGCACGCCGCAGGCTCGTCGATGGCTTGGGACATGCGCAACGACGCCAGCCGAAATCCGTTCGTTTACAATCTCATCTCGACGACGGTGCTGAACCGGCTCAATATCGTCACCAAAGCGTGGCAACTTGCTGTCTCTCCCAGCGTCTCGGCCGTCGCTGCGTCGTCGACGTCGTGCTTTGTTCCGTCGTTCGGCGCAGTCGGTACAATTGCAGCAGGCGCCACGACGACGAGCGTTGTTCTCTCGACGGCACTGTTGACGGCGCCCGGTCTGAATATGTTGGCCAACCGCGGTGGGTCCGGCGAACTCGGATTCAAGATCCGAATCATCGACACGGTAGCGGGCAAGACCGAGGAACGATGGATCGTCGCCAACACGGCGTCGACGACGCCGACGATCAACGTCGATGCAGCCTTCACCTTCACTCCGTCAACGGGTGCACGCTACGAGATCCTCGGTGGCCGTGTGTTCATGCTCGGGTCCGGCGCCATCGCAACTACGTCGTGGCGTATCTTCGAGGTGATGACGAACTCGTTGACGAACGGCGGCAACACCAACTTGCCGACGATCGCGACTGATTCAGCGCTCCTCGTCATGGACGAGCAATACGTTCCCTACGACCACAAACCCGGCGAGGGCATGGTCAAGGGCGCCACGGTCTACGACGCATCGCCAGCGGGCCAAGGGCTCGTCGCGTTACTCGCCACGGCCTCGGCAGCGTCGACAATTACCGGCCAAGCTACGGGCGGTGACGCCGTCGTCGTGGCCAACGAATATCGCAACTTTCAGATTCGAATCGTCGCCGACCCAACGACGCCGGGGTCAGTCGGACAACGCCGCGTCATTGCCAGCCACACGGCAGGACCGTCGGCGGTATATACGCTCGGCGCTGCTTGGACGACACAGCCGTCATCGGCGGCGCGTTTCGTCATCGAGCAACCAAACCAGATCGTGTTGCGCACGGCGGGCAACACGACGACCTACGTCTACAACTACACAGACTCAACACAGAACAACGGCACGAACTCAATCGCGGCCAATGCGTGGTCCACAACGTACTTTGCCGTCGGTCCAGCGGTCAATGCGATCGGGTGCATGTGGATGCCTAGTTTCGGTATCCAGCCCGACGTTGCGCGCAACGCTCGCCACAGCCACAATTTTTTCTGGCGCGGCAACGCGACGACGATCGACCTCCTCGACATCGCAGGGAGCACGACAGGCACATGGACCGGCGGCGTTACCTACGACGGCGTCTCACTTGCGCCTGCTGCTGGCTCGACGTCGTGCTACGCCCCTTACGACCAAGAGGGGCGCTACAGCTACGTCAACATTTACGTCGCCAGCGCCATCAATCAAATCTTCCGATTTGACGCCAAAAACCGTGTCCTTTCGCCGTACACGCCGACCGGGTTCATTCAGGCCGGTACTGCAACACAGGGCGGTCGGATGGCCGCATACTGCGCAATCGACGGCACCGACAAATACAGCACGATCCTGCTGCAATCGCACTTGTCCACAATTTCTCAAGAACTCATCCCTCTCGTGTGAGGTCTCCATGTCGATCCAAGAATTAATTGAGATTGTGAGACGCAAGCTCACGTCGCTGAGCGGGGCACGCTCGCACGCGTACCTCGTCGGCGACGTTGAAGCTGTCGTCGACCTCGACGAAAAGATTGAGACGACGCAAGCGTCATTGGACCAACTGCTGACGCTGGTGTGACGAAGTGCTGCTGACGCTGCTCTCTGGCGTTAGCTTTGCGGGCGTGGGTGCCTCGGGCACCATCACGCTCGACAGCGTCGTCGTTGCTGGCGACGGCACACAGACGCATGTCGCGACGGGTGGAATCACCCTCGACGACGTCACGGTAGCAGGCTCGGGCACCGTCGGTTCGTCGACTGTCGACGGAACCGGCGCCATCACTCTCGACGGCGTCATCTTCGCCGGTGCAGGCTCGCCAGTCGTCGACAGTACGGGCGCGGTCACTCTCGACGACGTCACCGTTGCTGGAGCAGGAACACAGGCCCACGTCGCCGCGGGTGGGATCACGCTCGACAGCGTGGCGTTCGTCGGCGCGGGCACCGTACCTGCCACGACGGGCACCGGCGCAAT